GCCATCCGTCACGACTGCCCCCAAGCAAGAAATAATTACTGAAGTGAGTAAGCATACGAATAGATTACAGTTCCTCGCAGGCATACTCAAAGAAGATAACTAACCTCTAGGGAGATTATAGAATTATGGAACACGTAGATGTATCACAATATATTAATGAAGCTGCTTCTTCTCACAAGCGTTTGACCGAAGAAACTCGGAAACTCGGTGAAAAGTGGGCAGGTTCTGGACTTCTTGAAGGGTTGAAGGGTAATGATAAGCAAGGAATGGCAGTTCTTCTTGAGAATCAGGCAAGTCAACTTCTGACAGAAAACTCCTATACAAACTCTTACGGATCAACAGGTGAAAACTGGGCCGGTGTGGCACTACCGCTCGTTCGTAAGGTGTTCGGACAAATCGCAAGTAAGAACTTCGTTTCTGTCCAACCCATGAATTTACCAGCAGGTTTGGTATTCTTCATGGATTTCAAGTATAACAACAGTTTGAACAACCAAACTTCCGGTGGATCAGTCTATGGTACCACCAGTGGTTCTGGCACCCTACCCCGTGGTGGATTCTACGGAGCAGGTCGTTTTGGTTACACCATTAACGATCAAAACAAGACCGGATTAAGTATTACCTCGGCAGCAGTTGCTGCGCCGGTTGATGTGGACTTCACGGGTATTGATACCGCATCGCTTGTTCGTTATGATGTTACTGTATCAGCACTCGGTACTTCACCATCTCCTGATGTAAGTTCAGTTCGTGTGTTCTTACCTTCTGGATCTGGTGTCAATTTCGGTACCGGTACTCTTCAAGTTCACACCAAGTTGTCAGCAGACGGTTCAACAATTAGTTTTGTTGCTCCAACTGGTGGAACAATCACCTCAGTAGCATATGTTGGTCAACCAACAGATTCTTCTCGTGGTGATTATGAAGATACTTCTGGTGCAAATATTAACATTCCAGAATTGAATCTAGAACTCCGTTCTGAACCAATCGTTGCCAAGACACGTAAGTTAAAGGCCGTTTGGTCGCCAGAACTTGCTCAGGACTTAAACGCATATCATAGCGTTGATGCCGAAGCAGAATTGACTGCAATGTTAAGTGATTACATTTCAGTTGAAATCGATCTTGAAATTCTTGATATGTTAAATGTCAACGCACAAACGGTTGATTACTGGTCAACGGAAATTGGTAAGGAATACAATTCAGTTACCGGTGCGTTTGTACAAAATGCATTTGCAGGAACTGCATGGACCAACATGACTTGGTATCAAACACTAGGTCAGAAGATGCAGAAGGTTTCCAACCGTATTCATCAGCTTACTATGCGTGGTGGGGCAAATTTCGCAGTATTGTCTCCGACCGTAGCAACCGTCATTGAAACCATCCCCGGGTTCTTCGCGAACACAGATGGCGACAAGATGGAATTCTCTGCTGGTATTACAAAGATTGGTTCGTTCCAAAATCGTTGGACCATCTACAAGAACCCATACATGACAGAAAATGTTATCGTCATGGGCTTCCGTGGAAATAACTTCTTGGAAACTGGTGCTGTTTACGCTCCATATATTCCATTAATTATGACTCCGCTTGTTTATGATCCTGATAATTTCACGCCAAGGCGCGGGGTTATGACTCGTTATGCGAAGAAAGTTGTACGTCCCGAATTTTTTGGCAAGATTATTGTTGAAGGTATTAACCGTATCTAAGCAATACTTTGTATGATGAGTAAGGGATAATGAGAGGGAGAGATGAAAGTCTCTCCCTTTTCATTTACGGCATAAATCACTCCCTTGCCGAGTTATTATCTATTTATAGAATGAATGTGTAACCCATATTGGGGAATACGAATTATATGCCAATAACAACCGAACCGACTGTATATGATGGAACTGCGGGAGATCCGCAAGGATTGACTCCGTTTGCAATATTTGATTTAGAAGCCGATTTCATTTCAGAAGCCCCACGAGTAGCAAAATTTGTTGCTACTCGTCTTGGATATCCGGTTTTAGATGTAGAATTAACAGAAGTAAACATATACACCTGTTTTGAAGAAGCTACGCTCGCATATGGGGCACAAGTGAATCAATTGTTAGCCCGAGAGTATATGTTAACCGCACAGGGCATGTCAACATCAACTTCTTTGACTGGGCAGAATATTATTAAGACCGCATTACCCCAAATTGTTCGTCTTTCATCCGTCTATGGAGTAGAAGCCGAAACAGGTGGGGATGTAACCATGAAACGGGGTCACATTAATACTGTCGTGGGCACTCAAAAATATGATTTGAAGACATTATGGGCGGATGTGAGTGAAAGTTCTAAGGCAATAGAAATTCGTCGGGTATATCACACCATGAAACCCGCCATTGCGCGATATTATGATCCGTTCGCCACGACGGGGCTTGGATTAACCAATCTTATGTCGGAATTTGGGTTTGATGGGTATTCTCCTGCTGTCACATTCGTTATGATGCCCGCATATGAAGATTTATTGCGTCTGCAGGCCATTGAATTGAATGATATGATTCGTAAATCAGCGTATTCGTTTGAACTTGCTAATAATATCATTAAATTTACACCGTTATTTCAATTTGATGGTGTTATATACTTTGATTACATGGTGGTAGATGATAAACAGGGTGGAATATACGCTTCTGGTAGCGCCTCGGGTAGTCGGGTGTCTGATTATTCAAATATCCCGTATCAACACATTGAATATAATAATATTAACTCCATGGGGCGCCAGTGGATCTACAAGTATACCCTCGCACTAGCGAAAGAGTTATTGGGAATGATTCGGTCTAAATATCAACGCATTCCCATTCCAAATGCCGAAATTCTTCTGGACGGGGAAATTCTTCGCCGGGAAGCAACCGCAGAGAAGGAAGGATTGATCAAAGAGCTTCGGGAAACATTAGAACAAACTGGATTGAAGCAACAGATACTACGGCAGAATGAAATAGCAAAAGCAACTCAAGAAATATTTGAGAAGATTCCGTTAATTTTTTATATCGGTTAAGTAAACCATGCCTAAATTTGTAGGACGCAGAGATTTTGATTTTATCAATAGAATTAACAAAGAATTGATTCAAGATGTTATTGATGTCACCGTAACACTGTGTAAAATTATTGTAGAACAAACTAAGACCAATTTATATGGTGAAGCGGTGGATAAAATACGCTATAATGGAATTGAGATACATGCGTTAATTTCATATGGTGAAATAACTACCACTGAAGAGAGTAGAGCCGGTCCCGATGTTAAACAAGAAGTAGAATTTCGATTTGTACGAAAAATTTTGGAAGATCAGAATGTATATCCAGAAACGGGGGATATAATTAACTATAACGGAAATTATTATGATATCTTCAATGTTAATGAGCAACAACTAATTGCCAGCCGTGAAGATTATAACATGTCGGTTATTTGTAAAACTTACATCACTCGTCGTAGTGGTCTAAATATTGAGGCACGACAAGTATGACTATAGATGGCAAGCAAGTAGTTACCGCACAAGTTGATACTACAGCAGCATCTAATAGAGCCAATGAAATTGCTATTGAAAATAGTAATTTTGTTGATATTAAAGTGGGGTTATATAATATAGATGAAACTTTAGTCAACTATCTCAATGATCGTATTAAACCAACCGTAACTCAAAATGGTACACAAATTGTTGTTCCCGTTTTGTATGCTAATCCAGAACGATGGGCAGCAGTGCAACAAAATGGGGTACTCCGAGACAAGCAGGGTAAGTTGCAATTACCACTTATTCTCATGAACAGAACTATGATGAGTCGTAATAAAATGAACAACCCCATGAATCGTTATCATCATCAGACACTTGTGACCGGATGGAATCGCAGAAATGCATATGATCGATTTACAACACAAAACGGCATTAAACCATCACAAGAACTCATAAATGTAGTTATACCAGATTATTATGTGTTGAATTATGAGGTTATTTTGTGGACAGAGTTCATTTCACAGCTTAATGAGTTGGTCGAACAAATTTCATTTGAGACAGAGGACTATTGGGGCGAACGAAACAAATATAAATTCTTAGTCGAGGTTCAGGACTACAAAACAACTACTGAATTCATAAGTAATGCGGATCGTATGGTAAAATGTACCTTTAATATGAATGTTAGTGCATATTTGTTGCCCGAACGGATATTGGACACTCAACGGCACCCCACTTCTACCACCAAGCTTGGGTTTACGGTCAAGAAAATTGTGTTTAAGGAAGAAATAGTAACGAAATTATGATGTTTGTAAAAATAACTGTATATTTATGGTACGAGTACAGTTACATACCGCAAGAGGTTTTATGACAGACATTATTACATTTACCGCCGAGGAATTGAAAGAAACTGGAACGCTTAGAGATCAGATGGCAGAACTATTTGGTCAATTAGGACAACTGGTAATTTCTAAAGATTTATTGGAAGAAGAATTGGCGTTTTTACAAAAGCAAAAAGAAGCAGCACTGCAAAAATATAAAGAATTGGCAGTGACAGAACAAAATCTGGTTACGAAATTGACTACGAAGTACGGTGCTGGGTCACTCGACCTTGAAACCGGTAACTTTACACCAGAAAAGTAATTTAGTGGAGAGATTCTATGGCAGAACGTCTTGTAAGCCCCGGCGTATTTACTCGTGAACGTGATTTATCGTTCCTTACCCAAGGCATATCAGAAATTGGTGGAGCTTTTATCGGCGTAACAAGCAAGGGTCCGGCATTTATTCCGACTATTGTGCGTTCTCAGACTGAGTTTCAAAACCGTTTTGGTGTACCTGATGAGGATTCATATTTAGGATATACCGTAATGAACTATTTGCAAGAGTCTGGGGTTGCAACGATAGTTCGTGTGTTAGGATTAACCGGATATTCTGGATCAACGACAGTATCCGCATTATTGTATGTCACCGGATCTGGGGGTAAGCATCTGTTGGGTGCGTTCCATCCCAATATTTCCGGAAGTAGTTTAACGAATGTAGCAGTAGGAGGTACATCCGCGAGTTTCTCTCTAGTCATATCATCGTCTGGAGCCGCAGGAGTTTCTGCATCCGCATTATCAGCTTATTCGGGCAGTACAAACTTCTTCTATAATGCGTTTGGAACAGATCCAAAAAATACGAAGAATGCCTACATGTACGCAACATTCCCCGATGCGTTTGATAGTGCAAGTGGTTCGTCCACATTGATATTTGAAACTTCCTCGGCGGCACTCAATTTTGGCCAAGCGGAATATACAAATGCAACTACACCGTGGATTATATCACAAACAACAGGTGGTACGAGACAGGATTTATTCAGAGTGCACACATTAAGTGATGGCGTAGCAGCTAACAAAGATGTAAAAATTAGTATAGCCGCTGTTAAGCCTTCCACTGTTACCGGGGAATACGGTTCATTTGCAATAGTTGTTCGTGAAGCAAGTGATACTGATTCTAAGATGTTCGTTCTTGAACAATGGGATAATTTGACTATTGATCCTGATAGTCCTAACTACATTGCTCGTAGAATGGGTGATAGCGCACCATATACAGATACTGAAACTGGTGAAATCTATTATCAAGGCGATTTCAAGAATAACAGTCAATATGTTCGTATTGAAATGGTAGACGGCATTGTTGGTATTCCAGTGGAAGCTCTTCCATACGGGTATCGTGCAGTGTATGCTCCAGTTGTTGCTACAAACGTTTCTGCTCCTAAGGTCATTACTACACGCTGGCGCAGCGGCTCCGTAGATGGATATAGTGCCGGAGCAGTTCCAGATGTTAAGAAGTATTATGGGTTTGATTATACGGAAACCAATTTGAAGAATCAAAGCTATCTTGCCCCGATTCCGAATAATGCATCAACAGTTGGTGTCGATTTCTCAATGGAAAATCTTCCTGCGAACGAATATGATGGTGCCAATCCAATTAGCATTACAAATACAGCACATCTTACTCTTCGTAAGTTTACTGTACCGTTCCAAGGTGGATTTGATGGATTCGCACCGAATGTTATGAGAGCAACGGGCGGAAGTATTACTGGTAATAACACCCAAGGATTTGATTGCTCTACCTCAACTTCTTCGGGCACCGTTGCATATGCACAAGCACTTGCTACACTGAGTAACGGGGATGATTGGGATTTCAATCTCTTGATTCTTCCGGGTATTATTTATTCACTTCACGCATACATAGCTCAGGCTGCAATTGATCTATGTGAAACTCGTGGTGATGCGTTCTCTATCATGGATCTTGAACAATTAACTGCAACTGTTTCATCGGTAGTTAATACGGCTTCAACGATAGACACCAATTATGCAGCATCTTACTATCCATGGGTGCGTATTCTGGATACCAATACCAATAAGATCATATGGGCACCACCTTCAGTCGTCATGCCTGAAGTATATGCTTATAATGATAATGTTGCTGAAGTGTGGTTCGCACCAGCCGGTTTGAACCGGGGTGGTATTCCGGGAGCGGTTGGAGTGAAGAGTAAGTTGTCTCAGGCATCACGAGATACTCTCTATGAAGGTAAGGTCAATCCGATTGCTTCGTTCAATAAGCAAGGTATTGCTGTGTGGGGTCAAAAGACCTTGCAACGTGTACCATCTGCTCTTGATCGTATCAATGTTCGTCGGTTGATCATTGAAGTCAAGAAATACATTGCAAGTACTGCTCGTTATCTTGTCTTTGAACAAAATGTTGAAGCAACCCGTAATCGTTTCTTGAATATCGCCAATCCGTATCTTGCATCCGTGCAGGAGCGTTATGGATTGTACGCATTCAAGGTCATTATGGATGAAACCAACAATACACCGGATATCATTGACCGCAATATTCTTTACGGGCAACTCTATCTGCAACCAACGAAGACTGCGGAATTTATTTTGTTAGATTTCAATGTACTTCCGACAGGTGCAATTTTTCCCACTGCTTAAGGTGAACAGTAAAAACTTAGCCCCCCAAGAGATGTTGGGGGGTTTTGTTTTGTATAATTTTCTAAATATGACCTATTTATAATGGTAGTAGGAAACTTCCACCGTGGAAGTTTCGTCAATACCCCAATTCTGATTTATTGGGAGAAGTATTATGGCAAACATGATAGCCGAACAAGAATTATTTTTTAATGCATTTGAACCGAAGGTCGGAAATAGGTTTATGTTGTTCATGGAAGGTGTTCCCTCATATATTGTCCGTGCTTCCGCACGCCCCGGATTAAAGCAACCAGCAATAAAGGTGCCTCATATCAATTTGGTTCGGTATGTGAAGGCTCGCACTGAGTGGGATACTATTAAAATCGAGTTGTACGATCCTATCGTTCCGTCCGGCGCACAAGCTGTCATGGAATGGGTTCGTCTGCACCACGAATCGGTCACGGGTCGTGACGGATATCTTGAGTTCTATAAGAAAGATTTGACCTTGAATCTTCTTGGACCAGTTGGTGATAAGGTTGAAGAATGGATTATCAAGGGTGCCCAAATCACAGAAGCTGCTTTTGGTGAATTGACTTGGGAACAAGGTGATAAGTTAGCGAATGTTACACTTACCATCCAGCCGGACTATTGCATATTGAATTACTAGTTAAGTCCTTATACCTATCTAAAACGCATTCCACAAAAAGTCCCCCGTAACTGGGGGATTTTTTGTGCCCACAAATCAACTAACCAATTAAAATGTTTATACTTATATAAGAGTATAATACTCATTTTCGGGGTCATAATATGGCAGACTATACAGAATTTTCCATTGGGCAAGGCGAAACCTTTAAATTACTCACGCAGATATGTGATGGAGTAAGTACTCCCGTTGATATTACAAGTGCATCGTTTAGTGGTCAGATACGAGACACATATCAAAGTGATACGGTGTCTGCAGCATTTGATTTTGATAAAGTATCCCCGTATTCATCGGGATCATTATACATTCATTTGTCTGCCTCTGTTACTGCGACCCTCGGGGATAGATCGTATGTCTATGATGTATATTATACTTCAGAATCATATACTCGTAGAATCTTAGAAGGCAAGTTCATTGTTCGTCCTGCTGCGACCAAATAATGTCCAATGATATTAGCTTAGATGTACCAGATCTTAGGGTTTCTATAGACAAACCCGGACAGTATCATGTTATATTACAGGATAATGTACATAGAACTATTATCCAAAATGTCACCCCCGCCCCGAAAACCATTATACAACCAGCAGAGCATTATCACATTATTATGCAGCATGGTGATAATCGAGTTGTTATTCAAAATCCAGACGAATACACCGTCAAAATAATTAGTCCCCGCACAGTGCCCGTAGGAGCCCTCACGGGCCGCTGCTGCTTCCCATATACGGGATCTGCACATATTACGGGGTCATTACATATTACAGGCAGTTTTGAGGTTGGCACAGCCTTATGTAGTGTACTATATGTGGACGAAATAAATGGAAGAGTGGGTATTAACACCAGAACTCCCCAATATTCATTGCATGTGTCGGGGGCCATTTTTGCCAGCGATGATATAACGGCATTTTCAGATAGAAGATGGAAGACTGATATCGTTCCCATTTATGATGCGCTGGGAAAGGTTGCCCGAATGTCGGGGGTAACATTTAGACGCATAGATGGTGATGATCGGCGTCATATGGGGTTCATTGCGCAGGATGTTCAAAAAGTTGTCCCCGAGGTGGTTGTGGGAACACATAAAAATGGCTTTGGAGTGAGTTATGGTAACATTACTGCCCTTCTGGTTGAAGCAATTAAAGAATTGAAGGTAGAAGTGGACGAATTAAAACAATTGCGGGGATAAGCGATTATGTATGCCGAATATAAATATTACACCCATGCACCCACTCCTCGTAATGTGATATCAATCATTTTTAATGTAGTACGGTAAAGGTATGGCTACTCGTTTTTATTTTAGTAGTACCGCTACTACTGATATTACTCCAGCATACGCAGCATGGAATACTAGTTCTGATGCCCTTCGTCGGGAGATGAATGAAACTAAAGATTCATCAGCGATGGGGAATCATACTTTCTTTGCTAATAAGCCCATTGCCGCCGCTTCCCACACATTGGTTCGCCAATATGTGTCTGTGCCACTGGCAAGCGGTATTGCTTATGTATCGGGTAGTACCACCGTTAAATGTTACATTCGGGCGATGGAGTCGGGTACCAACGACAACATTAATAGACAACCCATCTGTGTTAAAGTATATAGTCAAGATGGAACTACTCTACAAGCTACTCTACTTGCGTTAGGCCACCGTGGACCTAATACAACAGAGTGGAACACTAGTCTCAGATCCAAAACATGGGCTGATGCGGATATAATTACTACTAGCTATACCACAGTAACAGGGGACCGTCTAGTTGTTGAAGTTGGGGCACAGGTTAGCAGTGCTGGTGGTACAACTACTACGGGTACCCTGTCGTTTGGTGCTAATAGTGTAACTGATATAGGTGAAAACGAAACGACTACCGCAGCAAACAATCCGTGGTTTGAAATTTCTGTTACTAGTAATCCTCCACCATCTCCATCTATCACACCATCTATTACGCCGTCTATTACTCCGACAACCAGTATCACACCGTCTGAAACACCATCTAT